AGATATTAAATTTGTCATTAGACTAGATCACTTAATGTAGGTGGTTGATAATTTGCACTCTTTAATACTTTTCCGTCTTCCCTATATGTAGGCTTTCCATCCTCATCTAGTTTTGACATATTACTTGCATGGACTCGACGGAGAGCTTCGTCTAAATCCCATCCCATATTCTCTGCATATTGATAGCAGACATATACGAGATCACTGAGTTCTTTAATAGCATCCTCATGCAGAGATGCACTGTTTCTAAACAGCATTCCCTCTGCCTCTAGAAATTCCTTAAACTCCTCAACGATCAAATTCTTTTGCATATTCCGTGAGCTGAGCGTCTTGGAGTTCTTCACATTGAACGAGTTCCTGAACTCTCTTGCTTGTTCTAGATTCGATTTCATTGGAGAGGTAGTGGATTGCTTTGGAGAGATCTTCGATGTCGTCATATTTATGGTCTGCTCTGCAGATGTACTTGATTGCGTTTCCTAAGTGGAAGTTAAGTTCCTGATCTCTTATGAAATCCCAAACTTGTATAGACCCACGCTTGTAATAGGTAGGTCCAGTTTCATTGGTGGTGTCAGTCATTTATGATGTAGTCAGGTGAAGGTGTCCATAGGATTGGCTCCATTTTTTCGTCGTCATAATCATCATTTGTTAATATTCTTGCTAGACGTGCATTCTCTAGAGCGACCTCTTCCGATAAGTCTTTCTCTTTAAATGCTTCAACGACTGTCTTCCAGCTGTAACCTTTACTATCAAATAAAGCTGTTGCTCTTTTGACTCCAATTCCAGGAACTCCTGAGTAACCATCAGTGTTATCACCAGCCATGGCCTGTATTAGATGCCATTTAGCACCAGCCTTTTTCGTGATTGTGAAAGATTCATCGAAGTTCCAGAGCATCCCTTCAATCTGTTTCATATCCTTATCAGGGGAGACAATGATATTGCCGGTATGCTTAGTTGCGTAAACGCCCATAGCATCATCTGCTTCCAATTTAGGCATCTTGATCACAGAGTATTCATCACAAAGTTTATTAATGACTCTCCTGTAACCGCAAGGCTTCTTACGATTCCTATGGCCTTTGTAAGACTCGTTTATATCCTTACGGAAATTCTTACTATCACTGAAGAAGAGAATCATTTCATCAAACGATCCGAACTTATCAGCAATACGATTTAACTCTCTCTTTACACACTTATAGGCTTGAGAGAATCTAGAGGTGACAACAATAACGTCATCACCGAAATCAATCTCAGTCTCTGCAGCGGCTGTACATTTGTATACAACGAAATCGCAATCAATAAGTAGCTTCATCCCAAAAGCCCTCCCAACCTGTAGGTACACGGCTCTCATGCCAATGGATCTGCTTAGTAACTGGATGGACACATATCATGAAGATAGGCTTACTAGCATCAACTGTTGTTGTAGCTTGTTGGTAGTAGCGATGTGGATAAGCTTTAGCTACTGCTGATCTGGCTTTAACATCACATTTAATGATGCGACCATCATGTTCAATCACTAAATCTGTCTTACCACTTCTACCTAAGTTCATATAAACTTCTGCTCCTCTTCTCCAAGCTTCGATGGCGACGTAATGTTCCCAGTAATCGCCATCTCTATTAATATCTCCACTGTCAATGGACTTCGGACCAGTCACGTCCCGATTTAGATTCGGCGTTGATCTGTACTCGCATGTTGTAATACTCTCCAGCCCTAACTGCAGAGTTTTCAAGGGTGAATTTAAGGTCATCTATGTATTGGTTGTCGCACTCGAATTGAAGTTCGTCATGTATAAACGCAAGCTGATGAGCACGTATGTCAGCTTCTTTTAGTGTTTGGTGTGTTATCAACATCCACCTCTTTGCCAAGACTGCACTTGATCCTTGAAGCAAAAAGTTTAATAATTTGTGTGGGCTATCTACTAAAAGTTTTCTCCCGTCAATAGCCTTGATCTCGCCTCCATCACCCCGCTTCTTAAGAGTCGATAGGAGTTCTGCCAATCCAGGTGTGGCAGCGACAAAGGCATGCCTGATTTCTTTTCCTTTTGCAGATGCTTTACGATCTGATAATTGCTTGTCATAGCTAGTACCTATTTTTTTATTCGATGCCCCATACATCCACGCATAGGTAATCGTCTTGATTTCACGCCTAGAAACGCCTATAGCGTCGGCGTTGACTTGGTGTATGTCTCCGTTGAGGAGGATATCTGCGTATCTACCACCGTCGTATCTGGCAAGGTAGTGCGATAGCATCCTGAGTTCAATGCCAGCAAGATCAGCCCCGACCATAACCATTCCTGGCGAGGCGGTAAATAGTTTTCTAAATCTTTCATCTGAGGGGGTTTGACTTAAATTTGGACGACGGTGTGAACATCGAAAAGTATTAGTAGCAACTGAACAACTATGGTGTATACGGCTAGACGTCGTAACAAGCTTGAGCCATGCGTTCACGCCTTCGCTGATCATCCCTAAAGCCTTTTTCAGTTCCAGGCATCGTAGAAAATGAAGAGCTATATCCGTTCCAATGTCCTTCAGGACCGTCTCGTCTATCACGGGCTTCTTGGTCTTCAAGCTTATTGATGAGGGTGTCCATCCATGATGAGTAGTCAATATCCATGCAGTGTGGTCTCTTGATGTTGGATTGAGTTCTTTTAATCTTGTAAATGAACACTCTTCAATAACTTGTAGTTCTCCACAGTGTTCATGTTCTTCTGTACGTCCTGTACCTTTTATATAACCTGAGATTTGGTTATTTCGTTTAGGAGTGAATCGTGATCCTGCAATGAAAGGATACCTGTCTCGTAGTAATTGACTAAGGCTTTCAAGCTCTTGTCTGATAGTCGATTCAAGTTCCCATGCAGCTGGCTCATCAAATGTCCATCCATAAAGTTCTTGTTCTGTAAGTATCTGTGCGACTGAATGCTCTAACGAGACCCAGTCAGGTAGGGGAGGAAATGCTTGCATAATTTTTTGGTAACTTCTACGTCTTGGACGCAGTAATCTTCCATCTCTTGACTCCACTCGGACCAATCACTTGTCTCGCCAAACTTTCCTTTGTATTCTTTGAAACGATAGCCATAGGCTCGGAGTGAATGTCTGCCGTAGTGTTGTAACTCCATACCATCCCATTCATGTTTTTTATCTATGTCAAAGAGATTTGGGTGGTATAGACGTGATAAAAGAAGAGTGTCAACAACACGACAACGGGGAGTGAAAAAGTTATATAGTTTGCTAATACACGGGATGTCATAACCAATAATGTTATGACCAACAATCGTGTCAGCAACAAGTAACTTATTAAGTCCCTCAGTAATGGAATACTTGTTGTTTTTTTCATCATTGTAGGTTTCGATTTCGTCTGTAGTAGAGTCGTAAATTGCTATACAATGAATGCGTGTAACATCGTTCAGTAGACCATTGCTTTCAAGGTCAAAGACGAGTGTCATTTCTTCTGCCACGTATAGGTCTTGTCTTTAAACTGAGCTTTCTTAATTGCCTCCTCAGTTGGTGGCTGTGGTTTATTTAATTTTGAAATGTGGTCATACCACGGATGTTCGTATTCACTGTTCTCAAAAATCCGAGGTCTCGACTCCTCCTGATTGCGTAAAATCATTTTCACTAAATCTGCACTTGGATAGGTCATAAGATAATGTTGAGGCAACGCCTACTTCTCCGCTGTATCTATTTTTTAAAACTCTTAGAACTGTTTCATTACTATTATTTTCACTCTGTTGATTGCGTTCTAAACCGATTACCGCATCAGAGATTTGGCTTATACTGTGTGATCCTCTCAGTTGAGATAAAGACACACGTCCTCCCTCTTCATGAGATTTCCTATCATTACTTGATCGTCTTAAATGGCTAACAAGAAATAGAGTTATACCTGTACGTTCAACGAGGCTACGTAGCCGTGTCATCGTGATATCCAGCATCCTACGTTCGTCACCCTCAAGTCCAGATAATAATATGGACAAATGGTCTAAAAATATAAGACGACACTCCAATCCACTGGCAAGGTATTCAATCCGATTATATACGACATCAGGATCATAAGACCCGAAGCCATCGAACATAAAAAGATTCCAATTAGAAATGGTGTTGGAAAAGTGTTCTTTGAGTTCTTCCTCACTATGCTCTCCAATGTGTAATGGCTTACCTACTGCCGTAGACATAAGACCTAGTGCTGTTTGTCTATTACTTGCTTCAAGATCCAGGAACCCAACACGTTCCCCCTTGTTGAGGAGGTGAGTTGCAATTTCACGGGTGATGGTTGATTTTCCTTGACCAGTTCCAGAAGTAAATGTGACAAGGCTTCCGTACCTAATCCCTCGTAGCTTCTTATTAAGTCCCTCGTATGGGTAGTCATGATCTGATTCTTTCTGTGGGGTGGTTACTTCTTTAAGTAATGATTTAGCATCGACTATTCCATCAGGTTGATATGGTTTTGCATCCCATATAGCTCGTCTTATTGCTTCCGAGTCATTCGCTTGAAGAGCGTCCGAAGCGTCTTTATAGGACTCGCATCTGGCAATTTTAACCTTCCCTGGTGGTAGTACGCTTGCAGCATCCTCCGCTGCTTTGCGACCAGCCTCATCTCCATCAAAGAAGAGAACAATTTCTTCATAACCTTGAAATAATGGTATTTGTTTTTGTATATCTTTTTTGGCACTAGCAGCACCATGCGGTAAGGAGACATGGGGCCAACCCGACATAGCCTCCCACCCTGAACAACAATCTAGCTCCCCTTCATAAACAATGATGCGTTTACCGCTACTAGGAAATAGATGCTGACCAAAGAGAGTATCAGTAGTAGTCCCTTCATAATAGAAGTCCTTCTGCTTAGTCTTTACCTTTGCTCCCTGAAGTATGCCGTCGCTCGTGAAATAATAGAAGCGTAGAAGTTCTCCGTCTCTGAAGACTTTGTACTTTTGACAGGTTTGTTCTGTGATCCCTCGTTTTTGCAGCCTTTGGGCTGAGCCTTGGATTTGTACATTGGTAGACATTGCGTGATTGTGAGTTGTTTCCTCATTCCCAGAGGTACGGGTTTGGCATACGAAGCAGTAAGTATGACCATCAGAGTAAAGTGAGTTCCCATCTGATGAGCCGCAATTACTGCAAGGTATATGCCTTTCAAATTCGCTCTCTATATGAGCCATTCCATTGGTAT